ACCTTCAGCCCCTTCATCTCCAGCTTTAGGCCACTAACTAATGTCAAGAATCTGAACCTCTGGATATCCTCACCAACTAGTACTGTCATGTTGTCTACCCTCCATATGTTTACTTATGCTGACTATCCTTACTGTACACCTTCATGTTGCTGCCGTCAAGTACTAGGTTGGAGGATGGTCGTTGTTGGTTGCCGGTAATGGTTCAATGGTTGGACCCATTCGTTGTTAGTAGTGGTTATTTGTTTGCAATCGTTCGTAGTTAATACTGACTAGCTCTTTGTATCCGCTCGTTGTTGGTAATGATTCTTTGTTTATAATCATTCCAGCTTAGGGTGTCCGGCGCACACGGTAGGGTACCCCATGCACTCCATAGCCGAATTCCCCCCATTAATAAGGAACCCCTGACGGCATTTTTTTAGCAAAAGAAGGTTCCCGGTGTTGGTGATACAATGTCGGAGAGATGAAGGCACTGTATTCCAGGGCAATGAAGGTAATCTGGTGCTGGTTTCGGGGACACCCACCGATAGAGCGGGTTCCTGATGGTCGGTGGAGGATACTTTGCGTGTGCGGGGTCCGTGAATGGTATGCGGTACCGAAGGATTGGGAGTAATGTTAGACGAGAGCGTTGAAGAAGCATTAAGTGATAATGATTCTTACTTATTGGAGCCCAGGGACGAGTATGATTCGTGTGTAATTGGGATTGGTTACCGGTTCAGTGCTGGGCCTTTAGCTGTGTACTCGATCCCGAAGGTACTGAAGGTTATGGAGGGGTGGGGTATGAGTGAAGAGGAGGCCCAGGAGTATTTTGAGCACAACACTATAGGTGCCTGGGTAGGTGAAGGGACTCCGTTATTTATTCATTTGACAGAGGAGATGGAATTATGACCAGTGAGCAGGGTGTACCCACGGCTCCGCATCGGTTTTACGGTACGGCCACGATGTCTGACGGGACGGTAGCGGTAGACGGGACGGTTGTGACTGCGTTCTTCGGGGATGAAGAGGTAGCTACGGCCACGGTAGAGAGCAGTTTCCAGCCGGGGTTTTATTTGTTAAACGTACCCAAGCCTACGGGGATTATTCCGGCGGTGACGTTTAGGGTGGGGTTAGAGATGACCTTGGCGAGTGTTACGTGGGTTGAGCGGGCATCGGAGGAATTAAACCTTACTGGGGAGGGATCGGAGGAGGAGCCAGCCGGGGAGCCAGACGGGGAATATGTTATTCGGTCTGGGAGTGCTGCCGAGTTTAGTTTTGACCGGGAGACGTTAGAGGAGGTACTGGACTCTTTACCGCCTGGGGAGGATAGGGTCTGGTTCCGGATAGACTCGGAGGGAGTGGTCAGTGTTTTAAGGGTGGAGGCGGTGGATGGCAACGACAGCTGAGGTCAAGGAAGGGACAGACCGGGCCATACCCGAGGCTTTGAAGGAGTCTCTGATACGCCGGGGATACCGGACGATGGTGGCGTCGTTAGAGATGAGGGGCCGGGTGCCGACCATGTCCCAGTGGCCGATACTGACAAGTCCTGCGGCGACGAACCTGGTATGCGGGGGTGTTCGGGCTGGGAAATCGGTGGTAGTGACTGATTACGAGTTGGGACACAAGAGGTTCGGGAAGCCGGAACTGATATGGCTAGGCGCCGCGAGTTATGAGCTAACCAAGCCGGAGTTTGATTACATTGCGGACGGGATGGCCAAGATGGGTCAGCTGAGGAAGGCTTCCAAGCGGGTTGATCCCGGTTATATAGAGTTGAAGGATGGGACGATATACGAGACGAAATCGGGTGCGGACCCCCGGACATGGGCCGGAAAAGCCCCCAACCGGGTATATATATTGGAGGCGGCGCAGACGGAACTGGATATATATTACCGGGCTCACGAGCGTTTGATAGAGGTGCGGGCATTAGACCCGACTGACGGGCAGTTATTCATGGCCGGGACGCTGGAAGGTTCTCTGGGTTGGTATCCCAGGTTCTTCGAGATGTGGAAGGAGGGGCTGGGAGAGGCCAAGTCCTTCTCGTTGCCGACCTGGTCCAATGATTATCTGTTTCCGGGAGGAAGGGAAGACCCGGAGATACTTCGGATGGAACGGGAGATGCCCGATGACCGGTTCCGTGAGCACGTAGCGGGGGAGCCGGTGGCCCCTGCCGGTCTGGTATTCTCCGAGTTCAGGCCCGACTTGCACGTCAAGCCGGTGGTATACGAGCCGGACCTGCCTGTGTATATGTGGGTTGACCCCGGTTATGGCGGGGCTTGCGATTATCTGTTCGCGCAACGGGTTAACGGACAGGTCAGGGTCTTCGCCGAGATATACGAGCGGGGCAAGACGGTGGAAGACGTGGTCCAGATCATCACGGGGAGCGGTCAGTGGTCTCATCGGTATCCTGTTTGGAAACATGCGACCGGCCAGGGACGGCCCGGTATATTCGCGACGGAGGACAGGTACGGGGACCAGCACCACCACAACTCTTCCGTGGCAGAAGTGTGGATCAGCATGACCGGCCTGCCCCTGAACTCGTTCAAGGTAAGGTCTATTAATGATGTGGATACACGTATTCACAGCTTTCTCAAGGTTGACCCCCTCACGGGACAGCCCGGGGTAGTATTTGACCCTTCTTGCAAGGGTATCCTAAGTAACTTCGGGGCCTGCCTGGAACCGTTCAGTAACCTGGCCAAGCCCTACCGGTGGAAAACGGGCCGTGACGGGGAGGTTTACGGAAACACCCCGGATCAGGTAAACTGTGACGGTATCAGGGCTCTGGGATATGGTCTGGTAGGCGAATGGGGCTACGTGGAAGACCTGACCTCACGAGTAGCTAAGGTGGTGTATCATTAAGATATGGCATTAGCTGACGACATCATTGAAAAGGTAGACCAGAAAGAACTTGATACCATGAAACTCCGTACTCGGTGGGTCGAGGACTACGAGAAACGGTGGTTACTGGACGATTATTCCCCTACAGGTCTCAAAGGCTACGAGACTCATACCTCTAACGACTCGCGCACCATGGCCCGCAAGCACATTTCTATCCTGGCCGGGGCGGCTATGACCGTTCAGACCCCCCAGGAGAATGACGACCGCACCTCCCGTGATAACGATAATAATAAGGAGCGGTTCGCGCTGGGCAATTTCCGCGCCAATGACGCCCGTCTAGCCCTTATAGGCCAGCAGAGATTGCGCGATCATATGGCATTTTCCGTGCCTATATTCGGTCATTCTGTGGGCCGTGCCATGCTCATGAAAGAGGATGGACGCAGCTGGGCCGACGCTACTCCCTGGGACCCGAAAGAGACTATGTGGGAATTCGGTCATCGGGGACTTGCCTGGATTTGCCATAAATATTACCGGATGCCCGCCGATGTCGAGAGCGAGTACGGCGTGAAATTCGGCCCGAATTGCAACAGACACGAGCCGGTACTGGTTTATGACTACTACGATGACGAGAAGAACATATTCGTTGTCCCCGGACTGAGAGAGACCCGTGGCGCGTTGCTAAAAACTGCCCCTCACGGGCTCGACCGTGTCCCCGGATGGGTCGTTATGTCCTCTTTGCAACCCCCGATAGCCCGTTCGAGCATGGGAAACGGGGGCGGCGACACGATGATGAACGTACAATTGGCCGATTCTCTGGCAAATTACGGGGAAAGCATCTTTGTAGAGAACCGGGCTACCTGGGAAGATAACAACTTCGTACTTTCGATACAAAAAGAGCTTGTTCACCGGAGCTTGAAGCCCGTATTCGGGATACGCAGTCGTGACGGGGTCAAACTTGTGGAGGGAGACCCCTTCAAGGCAGGCGCCGAGATACCCCTACGTACAGATGAAGAGTTGATTGTGTACGATTTCATCCGTACAGCGGGTGATACCGGCCCTTATCAGGCACTGGTCAACGGAGAGATGCAAAGGGGAGGCTTTCCCGTCATTATGTTCGGGGAAACCCCCGCTACTATCTCCGGTTTTGCCATGAATACGCTAAAAAGCGGTGTTTCTGACCGGGTATTGCCCGATTCCCAGGCCATATCCACGGCTCTCAGGCAGATTTCCAATATATGGGCCGATCACTTCGTGACCGGGGCCTTCGGGTCACTAGAACTGAGCGGTATGGGACGTAATAGAAGGTGGTTCTCTAGCAATATCAGCCCTGTGGATATCATGGACCTGCCCGAGCTTGAGATAAACCTCCGGCCCCAACTCCCCCAGGACAATGCCACGAAGGTGGCCCAGGCCATGCAACTGAGACAGCCTGGTCCCAGTGGCCAGCCGATAATGAGCGATTACCGCATACGCGAGGAGATTCTGGAGCTTCAAGACTCCGATCTGGAGATGGATGCCATATTCCAGGAGATGGCCATACAGAACCCGTTGGTTCAGGCACAGCGCATGACCGACGCGCTGGCCAAACGGGGTGATGAAGCCGCTCGGTGGTGGCACATACAGTTCCAGATGGTCCTTCAACAGTTCATACAGGCCGCTACGCAAGGTGGTGTCCCACCAGACTTGTTAGCCGCTCCTGGGCCGAACACTAACGAGGGCAGTCTTAGGTTCAACCCGATGGAGTTACCCAACGCGTTCCAGGGTATCCCGCCTCCAACCCCCGGCATCAATACACCGGCTCAAGCTGGGCCTATGGTTCCACCGGGAACACCAAGGCCCGGAGCACAGAATGGAAATTTCGGCGGTCCTCCACCTATCCCGTAATATAAGAGGTAAGACATGGCAGGCATACGAGCAAAGCATAAATTTACTGAGGAAGAATTATTATTCCCAGATACCAAAGAGGGTTATGCGCGGGCAGCAGCCCTGGGAGAGAATTGGGAAACTATCCTTGACCAATCCTTCAATATCGTGGATGGTCAGGAAGTCTTTGTTCCTTGGTCCCAACGACCCAGGAAGAAGACCGAGGAACAACACGATATCGACGCCGTCATGGGCCAACTTACCCAGAAGCATCGGGAAGAATTAGAGCAACTTGCGAATACGATACATCTAAATCCAGAACAATACCGTATACGAGGTACTGGCGGTATCAGTAATCTGGACACGAACAAGATCAGTCGTGAAATTCAGCAAATCGTGGGGTTGACTGCTCCTAACGCTCTGATAGTTTTTAACCAAGTAATTCAACCAATACTTAGGAATTTCCCAGGTGCTGACCCTGGTATCGCGGCAGAATTGGGCGAACAACCAGAAGAGGACCAGCTTAGTGATGCTCCTGATGGTCCTGATGTTCCTGGGCATTTCCCAGGGTCTGGTGGTGAAGGTGAGTTTGACCCCGAGGGAGAGATTCCGGGAGTTGATCCGGTCATTCCTACTGGGCCTGTTAGTCCCACGGGCATGGACCAACCTGAAGGTTTTGCTGAGTTTGCTAAGGAACTAAATGACGACCAGTTCATAGCATTGGGTGACCTGACAAACGAGATCGCCACCGGTAGGTACGGGGCACCACACCAGAGACAGCCAGGCTCGGACATACAAAGCCGTATCCTTCAACGGATCATGGACATTACAGGTTATGGCCTAGAACGCGCGCAATCACTCTATTGGCAGCAGATAAATAACAATGTTGGAGATATGGCCCTTACACCTGGTGGGGACGTGCCTCCTGTATTAACACCAGAAGAGAAAGAAGGGCAGTTTCAGAACTTATTCCAACAATATGAACAAGACCGTCCGGGTTACCTTAGACGCGTCGCGTTGGAGAAATATCCGACCCTTGGTCGGGGGTTTTTTGGTGAGAACGTTCTACCCAGCCTTCAAAGCCGGTTTGAGCGATTCAGTCCAATCATGGGATTTGGCACACTTGAAGGCCCACTCACTCCCGGTTCTGACCCATCTTATCTAACCGAGGAGCAGGGTCTGAGAAATATGGGAATCTTGCGAAGGAGATTCGAGGATTTCATTACCGGAGCACCGCCAAGTCCACAGCAACTGGGTGGGAGATTAGCTGAGATCATGAGGGATGCTGCTACTTATGC